CTCTAATAAACTTAACTTATCCAATAAATAATTCAACTGGTAAGGGTATATGGAAATGTGATCTCGATGGTAAAAAATTGGAGCGTTTCGAAAGTAGTAAATCTGCAGGAATGTCACTAATGAATAAAGATTTAAGTCTTCCTCTAAACAAAGAAGGAAAAATTAATATTAATTCTATACGTGCAAGTATATCTCACGCCGCTCTAACACTTGGTATAAAATTTGGATATAAATGGGTATATGATGAAAATCAGAATAAGGAAATTCACGGTGAAGTTTGGGCTACCGTTCCTCCTAAAATTCTTTACAATCCAGTAAATGAATATGAAGTATCAACTTTAGGACGTGTTAGACAGAAGAAAAATAAAAAAATAATCAAAGGTTCTATGTGTGGAGCTGGTTATCGTGTTTATACATTTAGTCAAAAAGGTCATCGTAGCAAAAATCCAGTAAAAACTGTAAAAGGACATAGAATAGTAGCACTAACCTTCTTAGAAAATACGGAAAATAAACCAGTTGTAGACCATATAAATGAAAATAAACAAGATAATCGTTTAGAAAATCTAAGATGGTTAACACATAAGGAAAATAAAGAAGCACATGAAAAGATTACAAATAGAGCATGGACACGTGAACAAGAAGAAGCACTCCGTGAAAGTGTTAAACATACATCTAAAACTCCGGGTGGTCTTATAATTTGGAAATTATATAAGAAGCCAGACATTCTAAAAGACAGAAAACTAAGTCATATTCAGGGTCGACTTAAACATTTTGCCCGGATGAAGAATCGTGACATTAATATTTCCGATAGTAACGAGTAATTCATAGAAGTGTAATTACAAATCAAATTCCTGTTTAGTACCACCGTCGTACGCGTTCACGAACCCTGTATCTATCATTTTTTTGTTAATCGAAACCATATCCCTTCTATTTTTGTAGACGAAAACGAGTGTTCGCCCGTACTTATCGTTTCTCTTACACGAAATCCATACCCACCCGTTTACATTAAAATTACACTTGAACGGGTTCCATGGAACATGTTTAGATCTATCATCGTACCCTAGAAAACTTGCGAACGTATACTTGGCACGTTTTGCCATGGCAATGTGTTTATCTCGGTTAGGTGTATCTCTAGGTGGTTTCATTTCGGGTGCGTCGTACCCGACAGTTCGAAACGTAAATTTCAAAACGCGATTGTGAAGTATAATACACGCTTTGAACGTGTCACCGTCATAAACGTCGGTGACCTTAGCGTACCCTTCGTACTTATCGAGACTAAAAACAGGTATGGTTTCATCTATTACAGAGAGTTTACGCTTTGTAAAACAATACATTATTTATATTACTATATATTCTTTTAATTACAATTTTCTATTATTATCAAATTCACGATGACATTCTTCGCATAAAGTAGCGATCGGGTAGATTTTGTGTAATTCTATAAACTTTCGAAGAAAAATATCAGAATGATAACCATCGTCCGTGTATGATTCTGATATAGCTATTTTGAGTATTTCGGGTCGATCTTTTATTGTATGTGCTCGTGTTAACTTCTTACCTTTACATTCTTTATCACAACCGCACTTCAAACACGTTGGTTCAGTTTTGAAAAAAGTGTGTACCAGATTAGCAGCGTTAGCTTTTGAGTAATGCAAAATATTTTTAGGAATGGTATTTTTGGGAAACGTAACCCTATTTTTTTCATCAATGATTTGAATTTTGTTTTTTTGTAACTTTCCGTCTATAAAATTGATACACTTTTTCTTTTCTACCTTAAACATACACGAATTAACATCGCGTAAATTTTCAATATCATCGTTTATGTACCAATTTGATACTAATTCACACAAATCATCCATTATATCGTCATTGTTATCTTCGGTAATTTTCAGACACTTTGTTTCTTCATCGCGTTCAAATTTATCACCCGTAGTTAAAAATCGGTAAACTTCGATCATCGATCGGAACCGTGTACCATTCGGTGAAAAATAGTAATTATCGGTCGCACCTTCGGATTTACCCGATTTTCGAGTTTCAATTTTTACATACCAATCATTGTTTATCTCCCGTCCCTTATCTTTTAGGTATGCCTTGAGCCTGTTAAGTACCTTTTCATTTTCAGATAACATGGTTATTTATTTTATATTTTTTAAAGACGGTACAACTTAAGTCTTTTTTAGACCTTTTTTATAGAGGGAAAATTGTTTATTTTTGAACAATTTGGGTTTTTACCAGGCGAGTGCGTTTTTTATCCAAAAAAAAATCTTTTAAATTTAATTTAAAAGATTTGCATTTTTTTTCAAAAGCTCTTTTTTTCACGACTTTTTTTTCGGGTCAAAATCCGTGGTTCACAATTCGAAACCTTTTTTATATACATACATATTTATACATATAATTTAGAGACAATTTTGAAATAGATATTAGTAAATAAAATAAATAAATAAATCATTTATTCATTTGTAATATATATATGAGTGAAATTTTTTTGTAAAATTTTCAATAAGTGTTTAAAATGACGAGCTAAACTATACCTATTTTATAGAGGAAATGTGGTTGTAAAAAAATATTAAAAATTTTAAGTTTTACCAGGCGAGTGCGTTTTTTCTTCGAAAAAAAATGTTTTAAATTTAATTTAAAACATTTGCATTTTTTTTAAAAAGCTCTTTTTTTTTGTGATTTTTTTTTGACCATAAATCCGTGGTTCACAATTTCAAACCTTTTTTATATACATACATATTTATACATATAATTTAGAGACAATTTTAAAATAGATATTAGTAAATAAAATAAATAAATAAATCATTTATTTATTTATAATATATATATGAGTGAAATTTTCAAAAATTTTCGATAAGTGTTTAAAATGACGGTAAACATGAACTGTATTTTAAACCAATATTTTCTATAATTTATGTCTAAATTTTACAGAATATTCTTCGTATTCTTTCAAAATATTTTCATATTTTTGTTTATATTCGACTAATTTTCTAGATGAATGTGATAAAGAACTATCGAGACTTTCGAAATTTCCTAAGTTTATACTATCTGATATATGTGTGTTATATTTCAGTGATATTTCATCTAAAGCATCTAATATTTCATCGGCAAATTTTATACCTTCAATAATGTGTTTACGAACGTGTTTGTTTGGTGGTAACTTATTTTCCATAGTGAGTATATAATATAATAAAATTAAATTATTAACTAAGTTTAAGTATGTGGATGTTATTGTGTAGACCAATAGTTATTCCTTTAAAAGCTCCAGAACAAACCATGGTTAGTACTGATATGTGTAAAATTGTAACAGTTTCTCCTACGAACAACAAGGATAGGTATGTTATAGATATACAAGATATACCCGAAATAAAAATCACTCCACCAGATGAACAATAAAAGATACATAAATAATTATAAATAGTTTAAAATTTATAATTTAAAGAGGTAAACTGTTTAAATTATAAATGGTAAAGGAGTATGCCGAAACCGTATACAAAAACCTTGGTCCCGGCTATAGCGAGTCTGTATATCATAAGGCACTTGAAGTCTTACTTCGACAAAACGATATACCATACGAAACGGAAAGAATAGTTCCCATAGAATTTATGGGGCATAATGTAGGTAATTTACGCGCGGATTTGATTTTGAACAGTGAAATCGTGCTCGAACTCAAAGCCGTGAAGAATATGACTGATGTAATGGTAACTCAAGCACAAAATTACTTGAAACTTACGGGGTTAAAACATTCGTACCTTATAAATTTCCCACCAACACAAAACGTTGAGTTAGAAATTAGGTATGTTACTTTAGATTAAAATTGTTTTTCAAGTTTATTAAATAAATTTTTCCATTTTTGGAAGTTACTTTTTGTACCACCTTTATTTGGATGTTTTTGTAACGCGCCTTTTTTGTATATCTTTTTCAAATTTGAAAGTGTTTTTGCATTTTTGAGTTGTTGTTCTAATGTTTTTGGTTTCTTAGCAGCTTCTTCTTTTGCTTTCTTTTCAGCAGCTTCTTTTTTTCTTCTATTTTCATTTCTTTTTTGCGCGGCTTTTAATTTTTCATTTTCTTTGCGCTGTCTTTCACTTATTCGAGGTGATTGTCTTCTCATGGGTGAAGGTGACCCAACCCCAAACCTAAATGGACTAGACGGAGGTGTAACTCTAAATCTATTTTGATACTCGTTTGAGTTTCTAGCTGGACTTGTATAATTGTAGTATTTTGCATAAGTACTGTACTTTACTGGTGTAGGCTTTCGCTTCCTCGTGTTTTTGTATGTAACTTCTGGAGATCTTGCGTAGTATTCATTGTTATGATGCGGTACTGATCGACTATTACTCGAGCTCATTAATATAAATTATATTATTTTTTATCCTCCTTTTCCACCTGGTTCATTAAATACATAATAGGTATCATTTGGTATATTTTTTTCCATTCACTTTTGGAATTTTCATAGTATGTCTTGGGGTCCTTAAGACCTTCATTTATAATTTCGTTTATCTTTTCTGTGTAGAACCTGATTTCTTCTAAACAGAAATTGTAATACGGATCGTTCATTACCTATTATGAAACGCGTTTCTTTAATTATTTATTTTTTGGAAGTTTTCTTTTTTGGTGATTTCTTTTTCGATGGTGTTACCATAGTTTTAACATTTTTTGTCGATTTTCTGAGTGTATTTGCCATATTTTTTTGGGTTCGCGTGAGAGCTTTCCCTTCCTTTTGGAGCTGATTAAGAATGGCCGACAAAGCTTTTCTGAATTCTTTATCGGCTTGCATTTTTTATATTAAACGATATTTTATTTTCTCGCTTTTAATACTCTTATAGCAGCGTTAATTATATTCATTTCTTTTTGAAGACCCTGTTTTTTATTAAGTAATTTTGCGATTCTCAAATTAGTTCTATTAACTGGTTTACGCACAGTTGTGGTAGGTTTACGACGCGTTTTTTTACCCGATATCACTGGACTATTTGCACTTGTGTTACTGTTATTGTTATTGGTATTTTTCTGTAATTTTTTCGAATTGTTATTACGAACTGGAAATGCGTTCATTTATTTTATACTGATATTTTTTATATGGTTGGTATATATTCCCACATCAAAGTTTCGCACATTTTTTTCCATATAACATCCTGTTGATATAATTTTTCTTTTGATTTTAAGAGTGGAAAATATTTTAAGTATTTATCTTCACTCAAAAGTTCACAAAATTTATAGAGAACGTATGAGTAACTTAAGAAATTTTTACGTTCAGATGGGCAATTATCATCGAACGGTTTTTGTATATCTTTGAACATGATTCGTAATTTTTCTTCGAGTTCTTGTGGCATTTTCGGCGGTGATAAACCACTCAAAATATTTGTTATGTAAGGTACGTGTTCGTAATACTTATTGAGTTTTAGTTTTTTTAAGAGACTTCGAACTCGTGCATGTGTAATTTCTTCGACGGCTTTTATTTTTATTTTTTTCAGTTCGTTACGTAATTGATCTATAACGTCGGTAGGTATATTAGTAGTTTCTTGTGCCTGAAACTGTGATAACCATTCGTTAAAATGATTTTCTCTTTTGTATGAATAATTCACAATTTTTTCTGACGTTTCCTGTTCTTCTCTATAGGTTAATTCTTCGCTTATAAGTGATGCTATTATTAACCCACACGATTCACACACGAGATCACTTGTATCTCTTAGATGGTACACTGTACTCCCGGGACAATTGGGACACTCTTCCTTCTTTTTAATAACTGGTCTATCGACATTGACTTTTTCGACATCGGCGAGATAATCGTTGAATATATCTTTTCTCTGTAAACCAACCGTTTCTTTACAATTGAATATATTGTCAGTAGAACTTTCTATTTTTGAATCACATGTATATTGATTCATATATGGCATACACTGTATAATGTATTGTGACATCTCAGTTTCGTATTCACTTTTTTTACCTGGGTCATTTTTTATTAGTTCTTTCCAATTTTCAATTTTGTTGTTATACCTACTTAAAAAATTACCTTCCATATAATAACTATATATAATGGTATTCAATCTTTTAACTAATGTTATTATTTGGGTATACGACACGTTAAAATCTGTAAGGGGTAAACCTGATTATACGATTATAGACACGTCCATGGAATATTACACAAATGAAATTATACCAGACGAAGATACATTAGATGATTTTTGGATCGAAGAGTATGATGAATGGGATGGTTCTATGATGTCGCATTACAAATCACTTAATGATATAGATTATAGAAATACAAAAATACCTGAAAATATTGAAAAAGTAGTTATTCGGATAAAATATTGGTACAGAGATAAAATGTACAAATACTTAACGTACGATATGAACCATGAATGGCCACCCGAAAAAACAAGTGGTATTGTGTTTAACATGCCACTCTCGAGTGCGCATTTGCTTGATTCGCATGATAAACCTGTGAAAGACTTGTTAAATAAGATTAGAAGATACGCTGGACCAAGGTCTGATTTTCATAATCAGAAAGTTATGGTTAAGGATATGTTATATTATGATGACGAAACATTAAAAGAAGATTATCCTACGATACGTTTAAAAAATATTATAGGGTTTGTAAAAAATGTAGATACCGCTTCATCGTATATTACTGATTTTCGGATACCTTAGTTGCCAAATAAAATTTCAAGTCGCCTAAATTTGCGACATTATACTTTAAAATTAAAAACCTATTTTGGTCTTCTTGCATAATTTGGACTGTGGAACACATTCCCGTTGCTTTTGTAAAAATGTTCATGTATCGAAGTGAATATACACCTGATATTTCAGGACTTTCTTCTATACATTGAATTGTAGTTTCTTGATTTGCAAAATCACCGGAACAATATAATTTCAAAGTATTTCCTGTTCTTGTTATTTCGATATCGTTACCTATATTGAACATGTCTCTACATATTCGTTGAAAATCGGAAGATGACATGGGTGTTATAGTTGTCATATTCATGGAAGGTACTTCAATTTGATTTTCATTTATGTCGAGAAGTTTTAAGTCGAACTTCGTACACGTTTTCTTTACTTCACTGTGTATTTCTATGTGCATATATTCTCTACAATCTATTGATAGTATAAGAACATCCGTGTTTGATATGGATTTAAGAAGTTTAAATGTATTTGATACATTTATACCGGCTATGATTTCCTGTTCACATGTGTATTCTTCAAAATTATCGGCCGATAAGAACATATCTACGAGAGATGTTCTCGCTGTATCGAGTGTGACTATATACATTCCATCCGGTTTGAAATATATATTAACATCATTTAGTATATCTTTGAGTACTTCAAAGGTTGATTTAATAGCAGAAGCCTGTATAGTAGCTAACCTCATTTAGGTTTAAAGTGTATTCATTTCTTTATATTAATTTTTAGTTTCCTGTGTATGCGAAGTATACGCTTCGCTAACACTTTTGTTTATTTTTTCTTCGAGTTCGGCTGTCATAGCGGGCTGTAAAGAAACTCCGTAACTATCGATACCAAACATTTCGTTCGTATTCTCACCCCCGTCTAAGGTTGTCATATTACAATCACCAAACCCACACATTTCGAGTTCTTTTACCGGTAATAACGATTCTAACCAGTTTTTAATTTCGTTACCTACTAACAGTTTACCGTTTTTAGTTAACATTGTTGGTACCCTGCTTATTTTATTTTTGTATTGAGGGGGGATACCACGTTCATTAATGTTGTGGTAAGATACAATATTTTTCAATTGGTCATTTTTCTGTATATAATCAATTATATCTAAACTATGGTTACAATGTGGACTGTATATCAAAAGTGACATTCTAAAATTATATAGTAAAAAAATAACGTGATAAAATCACAACATTACTAAAAAATAAAAATAACATTTAATACTAAATGAATAAGATCATTGCTGTTATAGTCTTTCTCCTGATAGTATTATACGTATCCAGGAGAGAAGAGAAATATGGTGGTAAAAATGAATTGTTTGAATCCGATGAACCCATTCGGTTAGCTGAATATGAACAGGTTAAGGAAGCTATAGTAATAACACATGATCTCATGAATGAAATCATTTTACAAGCAAATAAAGCTATTTCTAAAAGAACGGGTTTGTGTACTTACATTATTGAAACAACCAGTATGAAATTATATAAACACAAAAAATCCGGTGGTAAACTTTTTAGATGTATGTTTATGGTAGTAAAATATGGTAACAAGGGGTTTGATTTTGGGTTTTCTATAGCCGTTGATATTCGGGTTATAAACGAAGGTCCTCGTATAGAAACTCCCGGTATCGGACAAAAAACACAAGATATTATAGAAACTACAGAAAAAAACATTGAATAAATTCTCGATAAGGGTATAGAAAACTTGAATGAAATAGAATTGATTAGGCTTAGGAATGATCAAAAAAATTTAGATAAATTTCGGTCCGCGAGTAAGGTTAAAATTGACGAGAAACCCGAGGTTGCTATATTATCTATACGTTCCCAACCAATTGATATACTTTTACCAGAGAATGATAAACCTTTTATTAACCCGACAAAACCTCAGGAATTTGAAGATTATTTACGTGTAAAGGGTAACGAAATAGAATATATTAAGAATACGGATTTGATACAAAAACAAGTGACTAGTGCAGAGGAAATGTATGGTACTCTTAAAAAGGTTGAAGTCCCTGTAATACCACAAAAAAGGGCTGGTCCTGGTTTGATTGAAAAACTGAGTGATACTATGAAAAAAAATAAATTAGCGTTATTGTAATGATCAGTATAGATGATATATCAAAAATAGCTGAAAAAAGAAACAAACTGAAAAAAGAAACCTATACGAAAATATACGAACAGATAACTAAGAGAATAAGGCAATCTGTTGATATGGGTCAAAAATATCTATTTGCACAAATACCTTCATATGTTATGGGGTATCCGCAATTTGATAGATTAAAAGCGATGCAATATATCATTAGACAGTTTCAGATAGGTGGTTTTATGGTCCAGGTCGTTGGTGAGTATGAAATATGTATATCTTGGAGACCTACAAAAAAGAATAAATCTCGAGGAGATCAAAATACTCAAGAAGATGAATCGTGTGAAGATTTTCCAACGCTCGTAAATTTAAAAAAAGCTGCAAATAAATACAGGACAGCGCGATAATTAGTTCATAAAAAAATTCCCCTTTATCATAAATGGATAACCTTAACATACTCGTAGAAGCTAAAAGAGAATATCTCGGACAGCTTTGTATTCTCATGTGCCCGGTTATGATAGAGACGTTTGAAGAAATGTATGATGAAGCATACAAATTATCTAAGGGAAGAAAGGTTCTTGTAATGTACCAAAAACTTCTCAAAGAAGTGCCTAATTGGAGTGATGCTATGTCGAAACAACATTCCGATAACATAGCGAATAGATGTGCGTGGTTTAATGATTTACTTGCTGCAGTTTTTGTAAGCTGTGTAAAAATATTGTCAGCTGTTCGATTAAGCAAAGATAACAAAAAAATATCACTGAAACTTCCTACTAATGAAGTGTTCATTCAAATGTGTTATAACAAGGCCGCGGAATCCCTCTATAACGATCCTTACATATACCACGAAGAACAAAACGAACATTCGAGGAATGATAAACTTTTTGAACGTTTTTCAATGTGTATAGAAAATGCTGTAAAAGAACTTATCCCTGTTCAACAAATTTTACAAACTTACATGTCTCAAACACAAGAAGGACAAGATTTGGATTTGGGCGATGCTGAAGTCGGTGATTCTGAAGACCCAGAACTTCTCGAAGGTGATCAGGAAGAAGTGACTAATGAACCATTCGAAAGTGGTGGTGATATGCAAAACGAAATGCCAATGGAAGGTGAACAACAGGATGATATGGGTATGAATATGGGTGAAGAACAACAGGAACAGCCTATGGAAATACCCGAAAGTGAAGAACCCATGGAAACTAACATGGAACAACAATCGTCTTCTTTTTACGATAACGAATTCAAAACTATAAATACAAGTGATAGAAGACCTGTACAAAATCCTGAAGAAGGTGTTTTATTTTCAGATGCACCCGATGCTCATAGAAAAAAACCTCAATTATATTAAATGGAGTTTGAAGACTATTTAAGAGACCCAGCATGGGCCGGTATAATTGCCGGTTCTATTACAGCAGGATACATACATTTTAAAGCAAAATTAAATAATGAAGGTAAGCTCGCTATGAGTGCATACACAAAACCAGCTGCACTTGTTGCTATATTAGTTTTTTTTATAGTGTCTAACGGTTTGGGTAAGAAAGAGACTATATCATCTGAACCATTTTAAATATAACTTAAAGATAGTATTACTATACTTATTACAAAAATGACTTCGGTAACAGCTTTCAATGAAATGATGAGTCAATTCATTGACGAATTGCAGCAAACTTTCCCAGAAGAGAAAGGTTTGAAAAAATGTAGATCTGCATTCGATCTTATGAAAGATACTAACCCAAGACTAGTTGTTGACGGTTTCATGTCTAATGTAATGCCTTATGCGGATAAAATTTCGTCAAAGGATGAAACATTTTTTATTGAAGAATCTAAAAATCTTGATTTTATGAAAGGTGTGAATTTAGAAAAACATTGGGGAGGGTGTTCTCAAAAAACAAAAGATGCTATCTGGCAATACATACAAACGTTGTATATGCTTGGTACAACTATCAAAACTATACCAGCCGACACACTTAATATGATTGAAAAGGTTGCCAAGCAATGTGCAGATAGTATGGGCGATGATGCAGGTAACATGAACGAAGAGCAACTTATGAAAACCATGCAGGGTATGCTCGGTGGAATGTTAGGCAACGGTAAAAAATAAACTCCTATTATATAAATGACATCGTGGTTCGACGATCCTAAACAGCTTATTCGTACAGATAAAGTTTTAAATTTTTGGCCATCCAGTACACAATCATCAGAAGAACGTGTAAATTCGGCAGCACGTTTTATAATTTATGCGACATGTATAATCTATTTAATCAAAAGAGACGTGCGTATATTTGTTATAGGTGGTACAGCACTAGGCGTACTTTACATAATGGAAAAATCTAATATGGTTAAAGAATCTCTTAACAGAGGTAAACAACCAGAATATAAATACGGTCAGTGTCAATTACCAACAAAAGATAACCCCATGGGAAATGTTCTCATGTCTGAATTTGGTGATAGACCAGATAGACCATCAGCTTGTTATTACCCAACCGTGAAAACAAGTGTTAATAATTTAGTCACAGACGGTGTTAAATATGGACCAGCTCGTTCGAGATCATCTGCCCCGGAACATCACAGAAATGCTATGTCTAGGCAATTTGTAACTGTCCCAGACGTTGCGTTAACGGCCGATTCGCATTATGAGTTTATTCACGGGAAGAGAGAACCAACATGTAGACAAAACCCACTTTTATGTAACCCAGATGCAAGAGGAGCACAGCTCGAAGCGTTTAGAGGTTTAGATCCAGACGGAGATTCTCGCGTTCATGGAAGTAGAGCGCCAGCTACATTTTCACCTTAAATATGTTTTTTAGTTATTAGTAGATACTCGATTTGCTTAAACAAAATCTTTTGTAATAGTAAATGGCGTACCAACTCCAACCAGGATTGAAAATAGTCCAAGATAAAGCTATCCCAACTACGTGTGCAACTGAAGAGGTTTTTGTATATCCTCAGCCCAGTACATTGAATTATGGTTCTGCGAGACCAAATACCATGTTATACGGAACTGCTCCATATATGGCAGGTAAAGGGTCTCCAGCTCAACATATAGAAGTGAGCGACGCGCTTCGTCCACAATCAACTACACGATTTAACAAGGTTTTAGCGAAGACTTATGAAAAGAATTTCCACCCACTTCAACATGTCGAGTGTAAAGTTCCACTCAGAACTCAAAGTTATGAACCTGCGAGTACACGAGCCGATGTACAAAATGGTATGTTTGGTAAAAGGTACATGAATAAAAATGTTAATAAGAAATAAGAATGGCTGACCCATTATCGATTTTTGCTATAGCAGGATTAGTTTATGCCGGTCGTAAACTTAGTAAAAACTCAGAAGAACAATACACTCTTCAAGGTGCTCAGATAGCAGACCAAGTTGACGTTAGACCAGAATCTGATAGAAATTTAATGATAGAAGATGAATTTTTAGGACAAACTTCACCTCTAGTTGAATCTGAATATAGCTCTAAAACGGAAGTTTCGTCGTTCGGTGATATATCTCAACAAGGTAGATCGTCGGGTGGTGAAGTTTTGGAAATGAGAAATAGAATGTATGATGGAGGAATTATGAATAATCTTTCACCAGTTGAAAGAACAAATGTAGGACCCGCTCTCGGTGTTGGACCAAATGTACCCGCTATGGGCGGACATCACCAACTTTTCCGTATTAACCCAGAAAATGTTGGTGCGTATAAATTGACAACTTTACCAGGCAGAAGTGGTCCCGCCTTTG